TAAGAAAGAACGCGATGAGATATTTTATAACTTCCAGCATACAGATAAGCACAAAGTACTGATTGCACACCCAAAGGTTGCGGCTCACGGTCTAACACTGACACGAGCGAAAGACATTATATGGTACGCGCCGATTTACTCACTTGAACAGTACGAGCAGGCTAATGCCCGCATACGGCGTTTGAGTACGGAAGGCAAAACAACTGTATGGCACATTTATTCAACGAAATTCGAGGCGGAGCTTTATCGTCGACTTCGCGCGAAGCAAAACACGTTAGCCGAGTTCTTAGACTTGGTGCGTGGCATAAACAGCGACGATATCAACTAGGAGACTTAGGATGAACTATGAAGAAGCGGCCAGCCGCTACCTGACTGTGCGCAAAGAACTTGAAGATCTTGACCGTACATACAAGGAGCAAAAGGCATCGATAAAAGAAAAGCTAGTAACTTTGGAAAACTGGTTTACAGCGAAGGCACAGGAAGATGGCTTGTCCTCCATCAAGACTGCGGCGGGTACTGCATACTGGTCAACACACCACTCAGCTACTGTTGGGTCTCGTGAAGACTTTTTCCAGTTCTGCAAAGAGAACGACGCTTGGGATCTGCTGGAAGCACGTGCTTCTAAGATAGCAGTCAAAAGTTATATTGAGGCTGAAGGTTCGCCACCACCCGGTGTGAATTACAGCTCTGTAAATGTGTTTAACTTCCGTAAATCTAAATGAGGATTAACCTATGACTACCATGAATGTACCAGCTCACATCGCCGCGCGTATTGCAGAGCGTAAGAAGAATAAGACCAGCACGCTAGCAGCATCGCTTGTTGGTAACCAAGGCCCATCTATTCCGCGTATCAGTACCCGTGCCAGCCGTTTTCGTTTAGTCGAAGGTGGTGTAGAGAGCACTGTGGGTATTACCCTTGACGTGATTATCGTGGGTGTGAACCCCAAGGTATCGAAGATATTCTACTCACGTAAATTTGATCAGGCGGCTGAAGACCAAAGCCCAGATTGTTACTCACACGACGGCATTAAGCCACACGCGTCTGTGCAGAGCCCTGTGTGCGATAGCTGTGCGAACTGTCCTAACAACGTGCTAGGTTCTAAGATCCTGCCATCGGGTGCCAAATCTAAGATGTGTGCAGATCAGCGCCACCTAGCAGTAGTAGCTGCGGCAGACCCAAGCAAGGTGTATAACCTCACTGTTCCAGTGTCAGGTATGAAGGCGCTACGTTCGTATTTTGCTGACCTCGCTAATTACGGTATTGGCCCAGAAGAAGTGATCACTGAGCTTGGCTTTGATGATGAGGCGAGTTATCCTAAGCTTACATTCAAGCAGAAAGATTTCATCACAGAGAAGGCAATACCACTGGTAGAAACTCTGCTAGAAGCTGAGCAGACTAAGGTTGCGATTCGGTTGTTAGATGCTTCTAGTAATGCAGATGCATTACCTCCGGCGGAGCAAACGGCTAAGATCGAAGCACCTAAGGCTAGTCCAGAAGATGATGAGGCTGCAGCGTACGAAGAAGAACCTGTAGTAGCCAAGAATACAGAGAAGCCAAAGGTAGAACCTGTGAAAGCATCTGATGAATTAGCAGCTAAACTCGATAGTCTATTCGAATAGTAACACGCCCCCTTCGGGGGGCTTTTTCATCTGAGGACAAATTGTGGATATACTTAATTTTCTTAGTCGCGTCTGTGCAAGACAGGGCGAAACAGTAATAACAACACTAGATAAGAAAAACGACGGCAACACAATTTTTTGGAACAGGGGGTCATTCAAATACAGCGAACTGCAGGACGCAGCCGACATAATCCCACAGTGGGATAAGAGCCCTACAACTACCGTTTACTTCAGCATAGGTGCTTTTGAGAATCACGTAGAAGAGGTAGATGGCAAACAAAAAATTAGTCGTACACAAGCTAACGCCAAATACTTTCGAGTAATCTGCTTCGATCTTGACTGTGGTGAGGACAAGCCATACAAGACTCTGGAAGAGGGCTTAGAAAAGTTAGTTGAAGTTATTAAAAAACTTAAATTACCAAAGCCGCTTATTATAGTTTCAGGTAACGGCGCACATGTTTACTGGGTGTTAGACCGTGATGTTGAGAAAGATTTGTGGGTGCAGGTGTCTACTGCATTCCGTCACGCGCTAGCCCAACACAACTTAGAGATCGATACTAGCAAGATTCATGACCCATCGATGGTATTGCGCCCAGCGGGTACACACCACAAAAAGTCTGAGCCATGGAAGCCAGTGCGCGTGCTGTTAGATGATGGCGCTGAGCATGACATATACATGCTGTATGGCAAGGTTAAAGACTACGCACCAAAGGATGTGCAGAAGCCTAGAAGCAAGATGATCGACAGCATACTGAACACACCACTGGATAGTGACCTAGATGTTTTATCTATCGGTGAGAAGTGCAATCAGATAAGGGCGCTTATCGAGTCAGGCGGTCAAACAGATGCAGCTGGTAATCCAGTGGATGAGCCCATGTGGCGGGCGTCGTTGGGTATTGCAAAGTTCGCTAAGGACAAAGAAGAGGCAGTGTTGTACCTAGCAGGTGGGCACCCTGAGTTCGACCTAGACGCAAACATGAAGAAGATCGATGGGTATAAAGGCACTGGGCCTACAACATGCGCTACGTTCAATCAGCTATGCCCTAAGGGTTGTGAAGGCTGTCCGTACCTAGGTAATAAAACATCACCCGCGCAGTTGGGTGGCACAGATCAGATCGTAGTGCACGAAGCAGTACAAGAAGCGGAACAAGAAGAACCAGTTACAGAGCAGCGTAAGATAAAGCTACCAGACTTCTACAAAGTGAATGGTGGCAAGCTGTACAAAGAGGTTGAGAAGTTCGACGATGACGGTAACCCATACAAAGATATGGAGCTGATATCAGAGCGGCTTATGTACGTAAAAGGTATATACACAGACCAAGACGAGCTTAAGTCTTCGTTCAGGCTAGCAGTGCATTACCCCAATGGCAGAGGGTGGGAAGAGAACGACCACGATCTAAGCAACATAGCTTCGACAGGCAGAGACTTCTCAGCGTTCTTACTGAATCTACAAATATTTTGTGCAAGGACACAGGCACAGCAGGAAAAACTTAGGGTGTATCTGATGGATTACTTAACAATGGTTCAGCAGCAGTCAAATACTGGATACGACTACAAGATGTTTGGCTGGCAAAAGGATGGTTCTTTTATCGCAGGTGAGAAGATTATCAACCCACCGCACGGTGACAACGAGAGACGGTTAGTAGGCAACGCTGCGAAGATGGCTAGTTACGTCAAGCCACATGGCTCTAGAGACGAGTTCATACGTGCTATGGCGATGCTAGATAAATACCCCGGCACTATTAACATCCGAGCTAGCGCGTTACTTGGTTTAGCAGGGATATTGTCGAAGCACCTAGGCAGTGGGTCTAGTATGATATCGATATACTCAACAAGATCTACGACGGGTAAGACAGCTTCTCTGTTGACTGCTAATAGCTTGTTCTACAACCCGAAAGAAGTAATGGGCTCGCGTAGAGATACAAACGTAGCTACATTTATGGCACGTGGGACGCTGAACAATCTGCCATACTCTATCGATGAGCTAACGATGGTTGACCCAGAAGTAGTAGCTGACATGGTTTATACGTTCAGTGAGGGAAAAGACAAGAAGAGTTCTACACAGTCACGACAGCTCAGAGAAGCAGCGACATGGGAAGGCCCGACTTTCGTATCAGCTAACACCTCTGTGATCGATAAAGTCACTGAAGCGAAGGCAGAGAGCGAACCACTTAGGGCACGGGTATTAGAACTGCCACAGCACGACAGGAAGTTTGTAAACCTATTAGATGACAACGGGCTACGCATTGTAGATATATACCTTGACATGCTAAACAACAACTATGGTTTTGCTGGACCAGAGATAGTGCAAGCTGTAGTTGATCTGGGTGGGCCAGAACTCGTAGCTAAGAAAGCAGTAGCTGACTTTAACCGCAAGTTTGGTTTTGAGTTTGAGGCACAGGAGAGATTCCACAGAGCTTTGATCATAAGCGCGTGGGGGCTAGGCAAGATAGGCAAAGCTTTAGGTCTTTTCCCGTTTGATGTCGAAGGTACTGTGCGGTACTTGTTGCAAGTGGTGACTAAAAGCAGAGAACTTAACGAAGCTGCGAAGGTAGATGCTATTGATGTTATTAACCAGTTCCTACACGAGAACAACAGAGAGATAATCGAGGCATACAAAAACTACGGCGAGAAGGACTTCAAAGCCCGCATGCCAGCACCTGAGGAGGCGATTGCAAGGCAGGAGATAGTCACAGACTCTAGCGGCAACTTGATGCCGGGAAGTGTTATGTATATAAGCAAGCCTGCACTTAGGAAGTACCTGCGTAGCACCAATGACGCAGAAGATCGCATAATGCGGGAACTTGAAGACATGGGAGCACTAGCCAACCCAAGTAAGCGGATCGCTATGTTCAGAAACTGCCAAGGCCGCAAGCCGGGACAGGTATGGTGCGTTGTGATAAACTTGATGCATCCTAGGTACGCAGATGTTTTTGCCGAGCTAGACGGTAAGCCAACAAACAAATTGATTGCAGCTGTGCACAACATTGATCAAGCGGAGGAAGCGTAATGCCCCGTAACTACAAGAAAGAATATGAGAACTACCATAGCTCAAGTGAGCAGAAGAAAAAAAGAGCCGCTAGGAACGCGGCTCGGAGGACTATGGAGAAGGAAGGTAAGGTACGCAAAGGTGACGGCAAAGACGTCGACCATAAAAAACCCATTGCCAAAGGGGGCAGCAATGGGAGGAGTAACCTTAGAGTTAAGTCTAAATCAGCGAACAGGTCTTTTGCAAGAACTAAATCTGCAAAGATGAAGTAACTACATCACCTCTAGCTAAGCGCTCTTGCTTGCATCGAGGGCACGTTACTAACACTTTCAAATTGAAGTTCGGCATGGTTGTTACCTCCTGAGAGGATCATACTACCACTTAGAACTATTATCCACTTAATTTTATCTGCCCAAAACGCAGCTGACATCTTACCCTTGCTAATGTTCTTGGCATGACGAGCCTTGAACGACGCACGTTTCTTTTTCATTGCTTCAGACTCACCTGCCTTTGGCTTGCCAGCAGTCTTTGCACCCTGCTCACCGAAACGAATCGTCTTAACCTTATCGCCTTCCTTTGCCACAACGATGTGCGACTTTTTGGGGTGGTTCGGCGTACGCTTTGGTTTGTTGTAGCCTGATACACCTGCGCGAGCTAAGCGCGGATCTTTTTTGGTTGGCATGGCTATTCCTCATTTAGGCCGTATATTTCATTGTAGCGTTCCAACATCTCTTCACGCAGTTCAGCAATATCAGCTTCTAATGCAGCGAAGTCTGGATACCCTTTGCGTAACTCTTCTCTACGCAGTCTGCTTATCGCTGCTGAGTAATCTCTAGCGAGCTTGGTAGCTTGGATCTCCTTAACCGACTGCTGCTCATTGACGTTAAAGTTAACAGTTTTGAGACCTATTAGTCTACTCATAACCACATGCATTAGGTCAGGCTCTAGCCCAGTAAAAGATCTGTTGCCCATGAGCACGTCAGCGTATTTCTCTCTACTAGTGCTGGAAAGAGCGCCGGGTAAGAACTGATCTAAGATTACGCCACCGATATTACCAATCTTCTCGAAGTCACTTTCCTCGAGTTTATGCAGCTCTCTACCAGTAACTGGATCTTGGCCAGTGAAGATAGCAGTCAA